TTAATACTAATTCTTTTTCTTCATCATTTAAAATATATGGTTCTGCTTCAGCACCTCTGTGTGTGTTTGATCTAAAGTCATAACTACTATGTACTCTTTTTGTACTAGCAAAAATCTTGTTATCTACTATGAAAGTTCTTACATCAAATTTAGATGGCATATATTCTTGTATTAGAAGTTCAGCCTCTAGTTTCCACATGGCTTGTACAGTTGCCACCAAAGCCTCATATGTGTCAATCTTAATAACACCAACACCTTGTGTACCTGTTAGTGTCTTTAATATAATTGGAAATTTACCACCAATCATATCTAAACCAGATTTAATATTACTTTCGTTAGATATAAATGCCGTTTTTGGTGTAGGTAAACCAAACTTTTCAAATAACAAAGCAGTTGTAAGTTTGTTATCACAAGTAAGCATAGCTGCTCTTGTGTTTAACATAAATGCTTGTGAGTTTTGAAATGAAGATATTAGAGATAGTCCTGCTTCATCTTCTAAAGCACCACCTCTTGTAATACAAACGGTATCTCTACCTACAAATGTATATTCGCCACCATCACCATCATAATTTGATACTGTTAAAGTACCTTTTTCTTCGTCTTTTGATGTTATGATAGATGATTTAGTATTTACAATAACACACTTAATACCTTTTTTCTTACATGCTTTTGTAATTAAATCAGCAGTAGTGTTTTCTTTAGGATCACTAGAGTCTGCCACTGTAACTATGGCTATCGTAATAGGTTTACCTTTACGACCTACATCTGTTTCAGTAATAAACTCTTTAAATTTTGGTACTAACATTACTCACTTTTAGAAGGCCCACAAGTAATAGTAATCTCTTGTTGTTGGTCAGAGTCATTTATTGCTTGTGCTTCCGTATTTTCCTTTATAAGTTTTTCAGTATCTATCTTTTTGCCAATGTTATACTTAGCTGATAAATTCCATTCTTTCTTTTCTTTAAAAGGTAATACTTTAATTTGAGATAATGGTGCTTTATTTTCAGCTGCCTGTATATTAACTATATCAATTAAATTCCAGTCTTGTAGAAGTATTGCTATTGTGTTTCTTCTTTGAATATCATTCTCTACTAAGGTTGACTTTTTGCCGTCTAAAGCAAATAGTTCTTTAAAATGTGTTATGAAATATTTACCTTGTTTGTGTAAAATGTGACATGATTGGTATAGAGTTTTATCTTTACGACTTGCTACACCTATTCTTGTAAGGGTTTCCCTTACCTTTAAAAAATCGTCAGGCTGTTTGATTGTTACTTCTAACATACTCTCTGGCGACCATTGTATATTTTCTTGTTCACTCATCTTGTTCTCCCACCTTTAGATAAGGTATTCTTAATTAGTTCAACTTGTTCTTTTGTAAGTATGTTAAGAGCCTCTTTTGCTTTTTCATTACTATAACCATAATACTCCTTTACATATTCTAAATTCTTCAACTTGGCTTGTGATAACCACTTGCCACCAAATCGCTTCTTTTTTCTAATACTATTTAGTAGAAAAGTAAACTGTATTTTTTTATCCAGAAAATGATAACCATTCATTTCATTAACTTGTGCTATACAATCATAAAACATTGATAAACACTTGTTAATTACAAATGGTGGATACTTCTTCTCCCATGTAAGGTCGTCTGTATCTAATAATTTTTCTTTAGTGAAATTAATTGAATTAAGATAATCTTTCAGTTCGTACATAATATAAACTTGACTTTCTATTTTTTTTTCAAATGTTTGTTGTGACCCTTGTGGTTACCCATGTAATACTCGCCTGGTTCATAATCCCAAACTTTACCGTGGTGTCCTCTAACATCAGCCCAAAACATTCTTAACTTTACTATCAGTTTTCTAAATAATGTTCTTTTCGCCATTATATCCTCTATTTAAATTTACAACTTGCCATGATTTCTGTTAAACAAGCGACCATATTTATCTCTTGGTCTGCTACGAAAGCAGATTTATATTGATATCCGGCTAAAATTAATATTGATTGAGGTATAGATTTAGAATCTAGTGCTGTGTAAAGCACTTCATAGATAGTTTTGAATAGAAAGGCAGCCTCTTTGTCTAGGTTTTGAACCACCCACTTTCTCATATCATTAAACTTCTTCTCTTTTAAAGATACAATTAGGTCTTTGGTGTTCGCCTCCGACAGACTAAACAGTATGCCACTGTCTATTTTACCTCTTACAGAATACCTTTGTAGTTCATTAATAGTTCTTCTAAAATCTGGATAGAATTTCTGTATCAGTTCACCTAATACTTTCTTTTCAAATTCCACATTCTCATCTTTTAGAACAATCTCTAAACGCTTCATAAAGGCAGTAGCTGTCTTAACCTTTTGACCATTCTTAATGGCAAAATCAATAACAGTACAACGACTATGTAAGGCAGGTATTATCTTGTTAACATAATTACATGTAAATATAAATCTACAGTTCTTGTAAAATGTTTCTATAAAGTTTCTTAAAGCAGGCTGAACACTATCAGCATTCATGTAATCTGCCTCGTCTATTATAACAACTTTATGATTAGCTTCTTCCGTTAATGATACAGTTGAGGCAAAGTTTTTAATCTTATGCCTTAGTGTATCTATTTGACGGCCTTCATCTGAACCATTGATAATGATATAATCAGCACCAAGTTCCTCACATAAGGCTCTTGCTACAGTTGTTTTACCAGTACCGGCAGTACCAGTTAATAGTAGATTTGGTATTTCTTTTTGTTTTAGAAATTGTGTAAATGTTTCTTTTAAACTAGCTGTAAGAATACAATCACTTATTTTCTTTGGTCGGTATTTTTCAACCCATAAAAACTCTGACATAATATAAACCTCACTTTTTTCATTCTATAATAATCTAGTATATTTAATTGGACCATCATAATTTTTTTTAAAATAAACACAACCTACAACAAATCCCATCGGAAATCCGTGTTGAGAGCCTGTGCCCATATATACTAAATCTCGTATACCACCATATTGATTAACCATTAATTCATTTGATTTTGATTTCCATAATTTAGAAAATGGAACAAATAAAACAATGTTATTAGCAACACTCATAGCTTTTTTTAAAAAGATGTCGTATATACTATATGGTGGATTAGTAATTATCCAATCAACAGGATCTTTCCAACCCATAAAATCTTTATTTTCTGTTATTTCACACCAATATTTATCCCCTATCATATTATCGTAAAAAGAGCCATTACCTTTACAAGGCTCTAATACTTTTGATTCAGGACCATAATTATATTGTTGTTGAAAATAATTTAATATTTTAACAGCAGATTCAGGTTTGGTCATCACAACATCTTGCTGTGTTGATCTACCACTATTGTTTGGTATTGTTGGTTTCACTTAACCCTCTAAAATTCAGAGTCAGGTTCTAATGCTATCCAATACTGTATTGATCTGTTTCTATTAACAAAATGACTTATCTTTTGTTTAGAAATAGCTACATCATAATCATCACCAACCATTTTAAAGTTTTCTGCTTTGAAATAAGCTGTAAACTTTTTATCAGTTTCACCAACATTCAGAGAATATTCGTTAGACGACTTGTTCTTTTTGTCTGTAGCTTTAAGTTTGATGTTTGTACCATCACCAACAACAGCAACATCTGGTAAATTAAGAGTTGTAACACCCTTTAATAACTTAGCAAACGTTTCTTTTTTTAAAGTGAAAGTAACTTCTTTATCTGGCATTGTGATGTTTTTTGTAGGCGCCACAATAACAGACTTATCAGCAAAGAAATACTTAACTGATTGTTTAGAATTAGTGTCAGCAATTTGAACATTTGAACCACCATTAAATTTTAATTCTGGTTTTTCAAATAGTTCTACTGATCTTAAAAATTCTGGTAGATCGTAGATAGCAAACTCGCTATCGAACTTTTCCGATATTTCAGCCTCAGCTAAAATGTTTTTCATTGTTGAGATTGTTTGTACTTTGTTTCCTGGTTTAAGCAGAATATTCTGATTAATGTCAGAAAAGTTTTTTAGTACAGCAATCGTATCACTTGATAGATTCATGTTTCACTCCTTCATAATTTAACATATTATATAATAACATAGTATTGTCTTAATGTCAATGCTAGTTGTTTCTTCCCATATCTAACCATTGTAATACATTTTCAGGTGAAGATTCACCATAGGGATCTGTAGTACAATTATCTGATTTACCAGGTTCTTCAAATATTTTATCTAT